CATCTCGTCGCACTCTTCATGGATCAGCATCTTAACATATCCGAATGGCACGTTGAAAGATTTTAAGCTGATAGGCTTATCAGCTCCCACGAACATTACCATCTGCCCGGTCGGCTTATACACCGCACACATCGGAGACTGCTTAAAGTCCCAGTTATCCAGATCATTACACCGGATCACCACCTTCATAAACTGATTATAAACAGATCCTCTCAAGTCAATCTTATATCGTCTTGTGTATACGATATGCGCCTGAGGATCCTGTCTGATCGTCTCATATGCAAGATTCCCCCAAAAATTGGACTTAATAGAACCACGCCCACCCTTCGATATGATCTCGTGTATGTCTATCTCTCCGGCAAAAGCTTCATGCACTGTCCGGTATATCTCCACAAAGTCGGATGTAATGTCCGTGATCGGGATCGTCCAGAGTGCTGCCTTCTCTCTCTTCTCTTTCTCTTCGGCTTCAAGCTTGTGTTTTTCTGCAATCGCCAAAGCTTTCTCCAGTCCGTCCATCGCCTTAAGCTGATCGGAAAAGTCTGGAGAGAATCCGAGACCGTCCACAACTTCACCCTTTGCGATTTTACTTCTCCGCTCTTGGATTTCTGCTAGTGACATGATATCCCGGTGCTGTTCTTTCTCGATGCGCTCGGTCTGCTTGGCTATATATTCGGAAACGCTAACATTTGCTAGCAATCGAGCCGCCCCTGCGTTAGCTCCATTTTTACTATATCCTGCCTTTATGAACGCCTGTGTGGCATTTCCGCCATTCTTTATATACTCATCTGCAAATGCTTTCTGTTTCAGTGTGAGTTCTTTCTTCATCCACTCACCGCCCGTCACGCATTTCATTAATTGCATTTATTACACGGCAAGTGTCATACACCATCTTTTTTCTATTCTCCGGTTTCTTTAATTCATTAATTGACTCCACGAATGCATCTTTCAGCTCAGGATTTTCACGAAACAATTTTTGTATATTTTTTCTGGAGCAATCAAGACAAATATCTGTTATCTGCCCGTTTGGCAAAATCTTTCCGCATTCTCTGCATTTCGTCATTTGCTTACCTCCTTATAAATTTCAAGCAAGCAGAATATTACTTCTGGGATAGATGCCGTTTTAAGAATCTCAAAGTCTTCTGTTTTCCACTTTTGCTTTTTAGGTTTAAAGGTGTACACTGGCGTAATTATTCTGTAAATTGTGATCATGCGCTTCTGGTCCGCACTGTAAAATTGATTTTGGTTTATTTTTATAATCAGCCCACGCTGGACAATCGCAGTCTGAAGCTTTTTTACTTTTCCTTTTAAATTTGCCAAAGTGCACACCTCCCATCATTTTACTTATAATTTTATTATAAGATATTTTTTAATAGTTTTTGTTCCATTTTTAGGCATAAAAAAAACGGCTATATTTCAAGCCGCTTTTTTTTAAAATCTTAAGTAATAAGTTCCCCCAAATTCATTACATTTACATTTTTTTACAATATCATCAAAGTTCGCCTCGTTCATGGTGGCGTACCCGCTAGTACGCAGAAGACCATCTATTGTTTTAAGCCTAAAGCTCATTTCGCTCAGGCTTTCAGCGACGCAGGCTTCCCACTCGTTACCATTATCATCCGCCACATGTACAACATACCAACGTCCCCTGTTTGAAGCCCATTTAAAAGTCTCTCTTAATGTTTCAAAATCTTTTCCTTCGTCAAAAATAATACCTTCTTTATTTTTTAATACGCAACTATACATAATTTTATCTCCTTTTTTTCAAATTAATATCCTAGGTTTTTACTGGTCAATGTCCGGCAGAAATTCTCCGGTGTGTAATTCTTCCGCAACAATCCTGTACGCTTTTCGGATTGTGCTGGCTCTATTTACCAGATACTCCCAGCCCTGCACGTCTTTTTCTTTCCAGTCGCCCATATAATCGGCTTTCACTTCGTCATCAAGATTAATAAAATCCATGATGTCTGTGTCATGTCTGTTTTCAATTTCTGCGATCATTTTCTGTAATTCCTGATAACATTTTTTTAACTCTTCCATTCTCTCTTCCTCCTACTTCACGAGCTTAAAGCCCATCATTTTATATGTATTAACCTCTGATTTTTTAACAAGGATTTTATGACCGTTTGCGATCATTTCAACACCGTTCTTTTTAAATTCTGCCATCTGCTCCGGTGCTGCTATCTCCGGCTCATCTGCCAAACAGGACTTTGGACACCAGAAAGTACGTGGTATTTTTATCCTATGCGTGAAAATAAATTGTCTATGCGTTCCATGCGTGCGTTATGCGTGCATTTTAAATAATATGCGTGTGTCTATGCGTGAATCAAAGCATTATGCGTAACTGCCCATTGCTTTCTTCTTCGTACAATCTCTGGCTGTTGAGCATCCTTAATGCCATTTTCTTTTTTCTGTAAAAATGCGTGCGTGAAATCGGCATAATCCCATAGCGTGCTTCCATTTTGTCATATGAGATATTATTTAAAATTGATTCTGCTATTTTATCGCCCAGATAATTGTCTATGCGTGTGCATATCTCTATCGTTTCCTCTCTGCTCATTTTAAAAACCTCCCCATGCGTGGCGCCTAAGTTTCTTACAACATTATACCATATATCATTTTATAAAAACACAACATATTATAGTATTCATGCAACATTATTGTATTTTTTTACCGGCATATTTCAGCCGGCAAAAATCTCAATATTCAGTTTTAATTTTTATCGCATTCACGGAACAAGTCAGCGTCTATATATTTCCATCCACCATCATAGATCATAAAATATGTATAATGTTGTGTTCTGACAATGTCATATACCGTAAACTTCTTGTACTGTTAACATAGTTCTTTTTCCTTTTTCATCAATTTCTTTCTTGGTTTTTTTAATACTTTTCGGTATGATCTCCTTCTACTAATAACCACTAATACACTTTTATTTTCGTACAATATTAGCCAGCTGTCCGGTATAAGTCCTCTCGACTTTAAAAATATTCTTTCCTCATTTGTCGGTTCTCTTCTTTTATATTCTCTTTTTAACATGTCTCCTCTCCTTTATTTTTCACTAACTGCTTGTCGTCAAACCATTTTATCGTGCCACCGCCAAACTTTACTTCCGGCTGTATGATAATGCTTTTTCCTATATGTTTTACTTCACCGCTTTTTATTGCAGTGAAAAAATGCAATGTTGTTTTATCCATGTTTTCAATACCTCCGCTAAAGTTCAGTTTAAGACACTTTAAATCTGTCTCTCGACGCAGAACGGAACATCATAAAAAGCATTTCCGATAATGGTTTTTCCCTGTCTCTGCGTCTTGCCTTCTTAATTACTGTCAATTCTCTCCAGTTATTACGCCAACTGCTTTCTGTTGGAACAAGTACCCCTACAAAGTAAGGGATTTTATTTGAAACCGCCACATAAACTTCTTCCGGCATCACAAGATAATTGTAATCGCCTATAAAGTTCAAACCGTGTCCTGAATTGAAGTCTTCAATAGAAGATTTTACTTCATAACAATAGAAATCCCCTTTTTCAATTCCAGAAACTGTGTTATTAACAGGCTTAAATTTCATATAGTCCACTCTGATTGCATGTCCTGTAGCATAATCAAATGTGACCTCTTTAGCCATGTAAATTCTTGTGTCATTTTTAGGATTTATGTATTTTTCCAATGACATGGAAAGTTTCTTTGTAATTTCCGGTCGTTTACTCATCTCTACCTCCTAAATTCTAACTTTACATGCAATTCCTAATATATTCTTCCACAGCAGTTTTTGCATTTTCAGGCTCACAATAAATCATGCAACCGCTAATAGTGCTGTCTGCAATATCAGAGTCAGTTAAGTCTGCACCATTTTTTTCAAGCCATGAATCCAATTTCCCACACACATCCAGCAACTCCATTGCTAACCTTTCTCGTCTGTCGATGATAATCTGTATTTTCTTTGGAATTTTCATTTTTACCTCCGCTAAATTCTAATTTAACTTATTTATAATCTTCAAATCTTTTCACAGCTGCAAAGGCAAATCTCGAATTCACCCATCGCTGCAATTTTTTAAGTGTATCTCCTTGCCTAAGTTTATATTTATCGTAGATCATCACATATGGGCTGTATCCTAAATCTCGTAAAGTGTATATTCTATCAAGATCCTGCTCTATGGTAGTATTAAATCCGCAAAGGACATATACAGTCATTTTTCGATGATCCCATCCGGTAAGCTGCTTAAACATCTCAAATTGCGGAACAATCTTATCTTTATCTTCATACCGGTCCCATGCGAAATGTATCTGCTTAATCTTCATTTGCCGGATGTATTTCGCTTTTTCTTCGGTCATGATACGAATATCGCAACCCTGTGAAAAATCCACCCACGCACCGCTGTCAATGAGCTGTTGGCTCAGTTCTTTCCAGTTCCGACAGGCGAACATATTCGGATCAAGTAGAACGATATTTTTCTGACCATTCCAAAATTCCGACAAATCCGCAACCTTTACTGCACGTCTGCCCTCTTTCTTTCCCACAATGCAGAAGTCGCATCCACGTGGGCATCCCCTTGTTAAGAATCCATAAGCGGTATCCTTACACAAATCCGGATAAAGGC